GATACGGTGTATTTTGCTTTGCTTGGAAGAATCATTGAGAAGCAGGTATTTAGCATCGTTTCTTTTTCAAATTCCACAAGAATTTACTGTGGCGGAACCAGCGAATATTTCAGGCCAGAGGATATAGGGAAAACCTTCTTTCTCGCCCGCGAGGAGGCGGAGAAGGCCTTGCAGGAAATGGAGGGTAAGAAGGATGGCAACGAAACGAGTATGTGACCGCTGCGGGGCGGAGATAAACCCCACAAGCTCTGCGACGTATGTAAACGTACGACGCGCGTTCCATGAGAAATCACCTGATATTGAGCTTTGCTGCTCCTGCGCGATGCAAATCAAAGAATGGCTTAAGTCGAGTGTAGAGGAGGACAAGAAGGATGGCAAAACGTAAAAACATGTTTTGCAGTTGGGGCGCTACAAAATGAGCGGACTGCGGTTTGAATCCATGGCGGACATGCCGCCGAGGATGCGGGAGCTGTATGCCCGGCAGCAGATCGACCTCTCAGGCGCTGCGGCGCCAGCTCCCCTTCACAAGGGGAGCCGTGGGAAGACGAAGTACGGCAGCCGGAAGGATACGCGCGGCGAGCTGCGCTTCGACAGCCAGAAGGAGGCACGGCGGTATGACGAGCTGATGGTCATGCTGCGGGCCGGGATCATCTCCGACCTGCGGCTGCAGCCGCAGTTCACCTTGCAGGAGAGTTACATCACCGAGACCGGGGAGCGGATCCGCGCGGTCCGGTACACGGCGGACTTTTCGTACAAATTCGGCGGCAAGCTGGTCGTCGAGGACGTGAAGTCGACCGCAACGCGGACCAAGGAATATTTGAGGAACCGCAAATTCATGCGGTCCAAATTCGGGATCGAGATCCAGGAGGTCTAACATGCCAAAAAAAACGAGAGCAGCCCGCGCGAGGCATGCGGGCTGCCGAAGCAGGGCAATGCCTGCCCGTATGCAAAGCTCGCGCCGGTTCTTTGCGCGCGGTGCGGCTGGAACCCGGATGAGCACGCGCGGCGGCAGGCGCTGCCGCTGACAGAGAACGCCGACGGGCTGCGGCACAAAGACATCAGCCAGCCCGAGGACTAAGACCAGCAATCAGCCGGGGAACCATATTTTTCGGACTTATGCCGCGGCCGCTCCGCCATGAGACGGCCGCGGGAGGATCACCCCGGCTCTGCATCCGGCCCGCGAAACCTCAAGCCCGCGGGCCGGGGATAAAAAGCGCGTGTGGAACGTGCGCGCGGATGGAAACCGTCAACGTTACCCCACGCCGGGTGTCGGGATCGCCCGGCGGCATCGTGTTACCTCCTTATGGAAAGCTGTCTGAGCAGACAAGGGCAGCTCGTCTGCGGCGACAGGGGGACGCGCAGGCGCAGGCGGTGCAAGTCCGCCCTGCATAGGGGCCGGGAGACCGGCCCCTGACGAAAGGAGAATGGAAATGTCGCACGTAGTCGATCTGACGGGCATGGATTTTGGATATTTGCACGTCATCGGGCGGGATACCAGCAAAAAAGGAGACAGGGCACACTGGATCTGCCGGTGTAAATGCGGGACCATCTGCAGCAAGGACGGAAAAAACCTCCGGAACGGGCATGCAAAGAGCTGCGGCTGCTTCCGGAAAGAACGCGCGGCCACGCTCGTCACCAAGAAGAATCCAGCCAAAAAGCCAAAAGCCGAACCGAAGAAGAAAAAATTCGGCCGCGGCCCGCAGTGGGCAGGCTCCGGGATCTGCTACAACCCACTCTGCCCGACGCGCAACAACTACCGCGGCGCCTGGAGCTGCACCGAGTGCCGCTTCTGCCCGGAACGCAAATTTGCCCGCCAGTCGAGGCGGGAGATCATCACAATTTGAAGGGAGTATCAAAATGGCAGAAATCATGGGCGCGTTTGCGCACGACCTGGACAATTTTGTCGCATACTACGAAAAAACAGCAATGGGATACCAGTTTCCGCGGCGAGCAATACCCGCCGCGCATCGTCATGGAGCAGTCCACGCCGCCGCTCTTCGAAGTGGGGGCGGACGGTGCAAAGACGCTGGGGCCTAATCCGACAATTCAGATTATTGGTCGACCGGAAACTGAGGTTGTTACGACCGGCAAACTCCAGATCAGCAAGAAGGATTTCGCCAAACTGTGCAACCGCGCCGCCGCTCTGCTGGAGCTGTTCCTGCACGGGTTTATGCAGGAGCGCAAGGAAATGGAGGCGGCGAAGAATGACTGACACGGGGAAACTCTATTGGTCTGCGATCAAGACGTTCGGCGTGGATCTGCAGCTCGCGGTTGCCATCGAAGAAATGGCAGAGCTGACGAAGGAACTGTGCAAGGCGCAGCGGACGATATTTGCGGCGCGGACAGGTCTTGGGGATGGACGGATCGATAACCTTGATGAGATCGCCGAGGAGATTGCAGACGTGCAGATCGTGCTGGAGGAGCTGGAGCAGCTGTATGGCGCCAAGAAAAAAGTGCAGAAAATCCGGCAGCAGAAACTCGCACGGCTGGAAATGCGGATCGAAAAGGCCAGAGAGGCGCGAGGTGACAACCATGCTGATTGAAATCCTGAATCTTGCCGCTGCGCTGGAGTGAATCGCGCTGGGCGTGCTGGTATTTTTCAGGCTGCGCAGCCTCAGACGCAGATTGGAAGCAGCACTGAAGGATCTGGAAGACTCTATCCGCTGAACGCATGGCCGGAATTTCCGGCCACGCTTTGAGCGGGCAGAAGACCTGTAGGGGCGGACGGCTCTGTCCGCCCGGGAGAAAGAGGTGTGGATGATGGCAAAGAGACACAAGCGCCGCCTGTTTACAGGGGCGGTATGTACGCAGATCGTTTATACCGTGCTGCTCAAAAATGCCGGGGAGAAGCTGCTGGAATACTACCAGAAGATCCGGGAAAACGACGCGGCGGAAGAAAATCAGAGAAAAACAGAAGAAAATATCAAAAAACGAGGAAGCAAGAGCGAGGGAGTCTTGGACTCGTGCCCCGTTTGCCCGGTATGCAACTATGTCTTCGACGAATTCAGCGTGAGCGACGATGCAAGACGGCACATCTTTCCATTTGGCGCAGAAGACACCCTTGACTTTGGACTCGAAGAACGAATCGTCAGACCACAAAAATGCCCGCAATGCGGCATGAAAATCGCTGGGATTAGGTGGACGGAGCCCAATTTTGTTGGGAACCGCAAGGAATTCTCGTTCAGCCGTCCGCCGGAAGACGTGGAGGAAAAAAGAAAATGATTTTGCTGGAATGCACAGTCGCACTGCGTGACGGAGATCGGAAAAAGATTCAGGAGCAGCTTGCGGCGGAGATCGGACAGCCAGTCGTTCTTCTGCCGAACGGCGTATCGCGGGAGAAAGAGCGGAATATCCTGTTCCTTTGCGACAGAAAGGCTTGCGAGAAATGCATCTATCCAACGTGCAGGCATACGCCGGAGCTGGAACACGCCAGAAATTTTGCACCAGCAGGATTTACAAAGCGTACGGACGGCGTGTGGGTAGAGCAGGAGGGCGTAACGATCGACCAGGACAAACTAGAAAAGAGGCTGGTTGAAACAATGAGGGAGGTGATGGAGCTTGAAGGAGAAAAACGAAGTCCGCATGGTCTGGCGCTGGGATGATATCTTCCGTGTCTACCGATGCCCATACTGCGGCAGACCGGAGAAACCGTGCATCGAACTCTGGAAAAAAGGCGGTTTGAAAAAGAGCCTGCCGAGCCGCTGCACATACTGCAAAGGAGAATTGGAAGGGGTGGAAGGAGAAGAAAATGATCATTGAGATTTTGGAGCTTGCTGCCGCGCTGGAGTGGATCGCGCTGGGTGTGCTGGTGTTTTTCGAGCTGCGCAGCCAGAAACGCAGGCTTGAAGAAGCGATAAAGGAATTGGAGAACGCTATCCGCTGAACGCATGGCCGGAATTTCCGGCCACGCTTTGAGCGGGCAGAGATGGGAGGGATATCTGTGAATATTGCGTACAACGTGGACTGCATGGAGTATATGCGGACGCTGCCGGATAAAGCATTTGATTTGGCAGTGGTGGACCCTCCATACAGAGACGCTGACGAGAACGCGCCAACGAAGGACATGAGAAGGAATGGATCGCTCGCCTGCTTTGGAGATAAGCCGAGTGAGGAATACTTTGCGGAGCTGAAAAGAGTGAGCAAAGAGCAAATTGTGTGGGGGCAAATAACTTCGGATTGCCCGCGTACAAAGGGTTTATTGTGTGGGAAAAGCTAACAATCTCCGAGAATTTTACGATGTCGCAGGCGGAAATTGCGGCGATATCAGAAGGGCTTGGGACGACGAGCAAAATTTTCAAGGCTGCACCGCAAGGGACAAAGGACGATAAGCGCATCCACCCAACGCAAAAGCCCGTCGCGCTCTATGCGTGGGTCTTTGCCAGGTACGCAAAGCCGGGAGATAAGGTCCTCGATACGCACCTTGGGAGCGGGAGCAGCCGGATCGCGGCGTATGACGCAGGGCTGGATTTCGTGGGGTGCGAGATCGACAAGGATTATTTCGCAAAACAAGAGGAACGTTTCGCCGCGCATACGGCGCAGCTGTCGCTATTTGTATAAAAGAGAGGCTGAGTTATGGCAAAGAGGCACAAGCGCCGGAAGTTTTCCGGGAGGGTCTGCGAGCAGATCGTGTACACGGTGGCGGGCGGCACGGATCTGAAGACCAGCCGGCCGAAGAAGCAGCGGTTCCAGTCGCAGGAAGAACGCGAGGAATTCAACACCAGAGTCTCGGCCGCGAAGTTCGCGGCGCTCGTCAACGCCAACTTCTCTCCGACCAGTTATTACTCCACGCTCACGCTCGATCCAGAGCATGAGGTACATACCGCGCAGGAGATGCGCAGGATCCGGGATAATTTCTACCGCCGCATGGTCTACCGGTATCCGGAGGCCAAGATCGTCATCGTCTACGGCCGGGGCAAGTCGACCAACCGCTTCCACCTGCACCTGATCACGGACGGCATTCCTGCCGATGAGCTCGGCAGGCTCTGGGGCCTCGGCAGCGTCATCGACTGCAAACCGCTGCGGAAGCACAACTATTACTTAGATGAAAACGGAAACAAGACTGACCACGGGCAGGACTACACGGCGCTGGCCAACTACCTGCACGGCCACTGGCGCAAGGAGTTCGGCGGCCACAGGTACAAGGCCAGTCGCAGCTGCGTCCGGCCGGAGCCGGAGCCTGCGACCGAGGCGGTCCGGGACTACAGCCCGAAGCGCCCGCCAGTCGCCCCGCGCGGCTACATCCTCGTCGAGTACAGAGCCACGCAGTATGGATTCCTATATTTCAAATATGTATGGGATCCCAAAAACGAGACACATAAGCGGAACGGGAGCCGCCTTCTTTAAGCCTTGTAAATGTGTTGAGTTTTGCGACGAAGAAGGAAGGAGCTGAACAGATGTCGAAACCGAGATACTGGTGGTACGGAAACGTCTGCCGCACCATCGGCGAATACCCGAAACTGAGCCGACAGGTTCGGGATATGAGCCGGCAGAAGATCACACCGGGCTATTCCTCGCAGCCAGGCGGGCAATCCTCCGGCCGCGCCGTCGAGGACATTGCGGTGCGCGTTCTGTCCTCACGGGAGTACGAGGACTACACAGCGATCCAGTCCGCCATCAACACCGTGCAGACCTGGCGGGACGGCGGCGATGTGCTGGAGATCGTGCGACTGCATACGTGGATCTGGCCGCGCGAGAGTCTGGAGTCCGCTGCCCGGCAGGTGCACGTGAGCACATCCACGGCCAAGCGGATGTACAGCCGCTTTGTCTACGAGGCAGCGCGGGCAATGGGCTACCGCAAAAGTTGAGCTAACAGAGCCTAAAATCTGTGCTACAGTGATAGCGTGAAGAATTGGAGGGAACAGGATGCAGCCATGGGCCGCGAGCTTTTACGCATCCGCGCGCTGGAAGAAATGCCGCGCCGGGTATATCAAGTTCCGCCGGACCATCGATGGCGGGCTGTGCGAAGAGTGCCGGGACAAGCCGGGCTACATCGTCCATCACAAGCGGGCGCTCACGCCGGACAACATCACAGACCCGGACATCAGCCTGTCCTACTCCAACCTCGAGTACGTCTGTAAAGACTGTCACGATCAGTTCGACGGTCACGGAGTCGCAAAATCTCTGACGCAAAAAATTTTCTTCGACGCCGCCGGAGACCCGATCCCCCCCGTCGCGCGAGGCCGGGGCGCCGGCTAGATCACCGCACGCCCTACCTCGGAAGAATACGCAGGACGTTCGCGAGGCCCCCCCTACAATAGCGCGGCGATAAGTAATCTACGCGCACGCGCGGACAGACGGCAAAAATCACACGAAAAGGAGGCGGTTTTTGTGGCGAACAGGCAGGAAAAGACAAAGGAACAGCGTATCCGCGCCGAGAAAACCAGACTCCGGAGGATCTACAAGCTTCTGCCGAAGGAAGCGGCCGGGACTGTCGCGGGACTCATCGATCAGGCAGCATTTATGCGCATCGAGTGCGAGGACATGGCGGACGACCTGCGGGAAAACGGCTGGACGGAGAAATTCCAGCAGTCGGAGCGGCTCGAGCCCTATGACCGCGCCCGGCCGATCGGGCAGGCGTACAACTCGACAAACGCGAACTACCAGAAGATCATCAAGCAGCTCACGGCGCTCCTGCCGAAGCCGGACACCGCGCCGAAGCAGGAGGACGACGGCTTTGCAAGCTTTGTCCGGGAGCGTGACGAGGAATGAAACTCACGCGCTACCCGGCGACCTACAACCCCATCCTCGAATACTGGCAGGCCATACAGGACGGCCGCGAAGTCGTCAGCCTCAAGGTGCAGAAGACTTACAGGCATGTGGTCGCGCAGCTTGAAAACGCGGATTCCGAGTTTTATTATTCCCCGCGCCGGGCAAACCACGTCCTCGAGTTTTTTGAGAACTACTGCCACCACTCCAAGGGCAAGGCGGGCGGCCAGCTCGTCCGGCTGGAGCTATGGGAAAAAGCGCTGCTGGCGACTGTCTTTGGGTTTATCGACATCGAGGGCAACCGCCAGTACCGCGAAGCGATCCTCATTGTCGGAAAGAAAAACGGCAAGTCGCTGCTTGCGTCAGGCGTCGGCCTGTATTTACAGACGGCGGACGGCGAGGCTGGCCCAGAGGTCTACGCCGTGGCCACCAAGCGAGACCAGGCGAAAATCATCTGGCAGGAAGCAAAGCGGATGGCCAAAAAGTCCCCGGCGCTCTGCCGCCGGATGCGCAGTCTGGTCGCTGAGCTGGACAGCGATTTTAACGACGGCGTTTTCAAGCCGCTGGCCTCTGACAGTGACACCCTCGACGGCCTCAACATCCACGGGGCAATGATGGATGAGATCCACCAGTGGAAGAGCGGGCGCGCCCTGTACGACATCATCGCCGACGGCGTGACGGCCCGTGAGCAGCCGCTGATCTTTATCACTTCCACGGCGGGAACCATCCGCGAGGACATCTACGACGAGAAATACGAAGAAGCCGAGCGCATCATAAACGGCTACGAAGATCCGGACGGGTACCACGACCCGCGCCGGATCGCGTTTATTTACGAGCTCGACAAGCGCAGCGAGTGGACGGACCCGGACTGCTGGAAAAAGGCAAATCCGGGCCTCGGGACGATCAAGAGCTACACGGCGCTGAAAGAGCGGGTCGAGCGGGCGGAGAAAAACCCGGCCCTCGTCCGCAACCTCGTCTGCAAGGATTTCAACATCCGCGAGACCTCCAGCGAAGCCTGGCTCAACTTCGAGCAGCTCGACAACCGCGACACCTTCCAGCTCGACAAGGAAAACCGCCGCCTGATCTGGCAGCATTACATGGCGGACGGGAATGTGCAGGAGCGCGTCCTGTCCTACCCACGCTACGGCATCGGCGGCGCGGATCTGTCCAAGACCACCGACCTGACGGCGGCGAAGGTCCTGTTCCAGGTGCCGGAACTGCCGGAGATCCTGTTTGTGCTGCAGATGTACTGGCTGCCGCAGGACCTTTTGGAAAAGCGCGTCACGGAGGACAAGATCCCCTACGACAAGTGGCATGAGCGCGGGCTGCTCCGCCTGTCCGAGGGCAACAAGATCCGCTATGAGGACGTCAAAGCATGGTTCATCGAGGTGCAGGAAGACCTCGATATTTTTCTGCCGTTTTTCGGATACGACGCTTGGTCTGCGACCTACTGGGTCGACAGCATGGCGGACTACTTCGGGGCCGAGGCCATGATCGCCGTGCATCAGGGCGTGAAGACCCTGTCAGAGCCCATGAAGCGCTGCGGGAACGACTTGGAATCTAAGCGCATTATTTACAACAACCACCCGATCGACAAGTGGAACCTCGCAAACACCGCCTATGACGAGGACAAAAACGGCAATATCCAGCCGCACAAAACGAGCAAGTCCACGCGCCGCATTGACGGCACGGCGGCCCTGCTAGACGCCTACACGATCTACGATCAGAAGCAGGCGGAATACACCAGTATGCTCTAGGAGTGACAACATGGGATTTTTGAAAAACCTCTGGACCAATATCACGACGACGAAGCGCGTCTCGACCGTCCAGATGGTGCAGGAGCGCGGGAATGGCTTTTACAGCTACAACGGCAAAATGTATCAGTCCGACATCGTCCGCGCCTGCATCCGGCCAAAGATCAAGGCCATCGGCAAGCTGACGGCAAAGCACATCCGGGAGACCATCACCGCCCAGACGCGGAAGATCGCCGTAAATCCGGAGCCGTATATCCGGTTCCTGCTCGAGGAACCGAACCAGTACATGACAGGCCAGCTGCTGCAGGAGAAGCTGGCCGCGCAGCTGGTCCTCAACAACAACGCCTTCGCCGTGATCCTCCGGGATGAAAACGGTCTGCCGAACGCCATTTTTCCAGTCGCGGCCATGCAGGCCGACGCCGTTTACGACGCGGGAGGCAATCTGTACCTGAAATTTTACATGCAGAACGGCAATGTGCTGACGTTTGCCTATGACGACATCATCCACCTGCGCGGGGACTTTTACGAAAATGATATCTTCGGCGACCCCATCGCCCCGGCCATCGTGCCGCTCATGGAGATCGTCACCACGACGGACCAGGGCATTGTAAAGGCCATCCGAAACAGCGCCGTCATCCGCTGGCTTTTGATGTTCGCATCCTCTATGCGCGCGGAGGATATCAAGAAGCGCGCGCAGGACTTTGCTGACAGCTTCCTCAGTGTTTCCAACGGCACGGGCGTCGCGGCCGTCGACGCAAAGGCCGAGGCCAAGCAGATCGACCCCAAGGACTACGTCCCGAACGCCGCCCAGATGGATAAAACCACGCAGCGCATCTATGCCCTGTTCAATACCAACCCGCACATCGTCACATCCATTGCGACGGAGGATGAGCAGAACGCCTATTTTGACGCCGAGATCGAGCCGGTTTTGAAGCAGCTGAGCGGCGAGTACACCCGCAAGCTCTTTTCCAGGCGCGAGCGCGGATGCGGCAACCGCATCGTCTTTGAGGCGTCCGCGTGGGACTTCGCCTCGACCTCGACCAAGCTCAACCTCCTGCAGATGGTCGACCGCGGCGCGCTGACGCCGAACGAATGGCGGCGCGCATTCAACCTCGCGCCGGTCGACGGCGGCGACAAGCCAATCCGCAGGCTGGACACGCAGCCGGTCGACCGGAACACCAAGCAGAAAGGAGATGAAACCGCATGAAGATCAGCATTCGCGGGCCCATCGTGTCCAGCAACCAGCACCGCTTTTATCAGTGGTACGGCATGGAGGCGACGAGCCCTAAATCCGTAGCCGACGCGCTTGCATCCGGAAACGGCGAGCGGGCAGAAGTTGAGATCAATTCCGGCGGCGGCGAGATCTTCGCCGCAAGCGAGATCTACACCGCCCTGCGCAGCTACGCCGGAGGCGTCCACATCCGCATTGTAGGCCTCGCAGCTTCGGCCGCGTCCATCATCGCCATGGCGGGCGAGTCGGAAATGACGCCGACCGGCATGATGATGATCCACAACGTCCAGTCCAGCGCCGACGGTGACTACCGACAGATGGAGCACACCGCCGGTGTCCTGCGCGACGCCAACCACGCCATTATCTCGGCCTACGTCGCCAAGACCGGCAGGCCGGAAGCGGAGATCGCCGCCATGATGGACGCCGAGACGTGGGTCACGGCAGATCGGGCCGTAGAGCTCGGCCTGGTCGACCGCGTGATGCAGCCGGATACCGGCCAGAAGCCGCTGGCGGCGGATTTTTATTCCGGCATGCTCAGCGAAGACGCGCTCCGGCGCGCGGAAAACTTTTTAAAAGGTCAGGCCGCAGAGCCTGATTTTTTTATGCCCGAACGGGCGCAGGCAGAAGCAAAACTGAAATTTTTAAAACTCAAAGGAGAATTGAAATGACGAAGGAAATTTACAACATCCAGCGCCAGAAGCTCATGGACGACGCCCAGAAGCTGCTGGACGAAAGCAAGACCGCAGAGGCGCAGGCCAAGATGAAAGAAGTCGAGGCCCTCGACGCCAAGTTTGAGGAGGAAGCCAAGATCCAGGCAAACCTCAACGCGCTTGCAGGCCAGAAGGTCGCGGCCCCGGCTGCGGCCGCGCAGTCCGTCGACCTGTCCGGCCAGAAAAAGGCCGAGGACGTGATCAACCGCTACGATACCCCGGAGTACAAGGTGGCCTTTATGAACTACGTGCTGAAGGGCACGCAGATCCCGCAGGAGCTGACCAACGCGGACGCAAACACGAAGACCTCCGACGTAGGCGCGGCCATCCCGACGAGCACGCTCCAGAAGATCTACGAGAAGATCGAGTCGACCGGCATGATCCTGCCGCGCGTGACGCACACCTCCTACAAGGGCGGCGTGAGCGTCCCAACCAGCTCGGCCAAGCCGACGGCCTCCTGGGTTGCCGAGGGCGCAGGCTCCGACAAGCAGAAAAAAGCGATCGGCTCCATCACGTTCGCCTACCACAAGCTGCGCTGCGCGATCTCCATGTCGCTCGAAGTGTCCATCGTAACCTACCCGATGTTTGAAACGCAGTTCGTCGCGAACGTAGCGGAAGCGATGGTCAAGACGGAGGAGCAGTCCGTTATCAGCGGATCCGGCTCCGGCCAGCCGAAGGGCATCACAAAGGAAACCGTCGTGACCGGCCAGAACATCGACATTGCCGCCGCAACGACCGCGCTGACCTACAAGGATCTCACCGCAGCCGAGGCGGCGCTGCCGCAGGCCTACGACGCGGGCGCGGTATGGTGCATGACGAAGAAAACGTTCTTCGAGCAGATCGTCGGCATGGTCGACAGCGACGGTCAGCCCGTCGCCCGCACCAACTACGGCACGAACGGCAAGCCGGTTTATTCGCTCTTTGGCCGCGAGGTCGTCCTCGTCGGCGACTATCTGCCGTCCTTTGCCGCAAGCGTGACCGCAGACACGATTTTTGCCTTTATCTTCGATTTCAAGGACTACCTCTGGAACGAAAATCTTGGCATGACTTTCCGCCACTACACAGACAACGAGACCGACGACGAGGTCACCGTCGCACTGGCGCTCGTCGACGGTAAGGTCGTCGACAAGAACAGCCTCGTCACGCTGACCAAGAAGAAGGCCTGACGGCGCGCGGCCAACAGGGAGGGATAACCATTGGCTTTGATCAACGTTGCAAAAACCGCCCTGCGGCTGACCACAAACGCCCTTGACGACGAGCTCGCCGACGAGATCGACGCCTGCCTCCTGCGCCTGCACCTTGCGGGCGCAGAGGGAGCGGACGAAGATCCGCTGGTCAAAGACGCCGTCCGAGCCTTCGTCCGCTGGCAGCATGACTTCTGCGGCCGCGGCGACGAATGGAAGACGTGCTTTGAGGAGCTGCGCGACGCGATGGGCCTGTCCGACGACTATTCGCCGGGCGCCGAGGGAGGGGGCGCGTGCTGTGATCTTTGACACCCAGATCAAGCTGCGCCTGCTGTCCTACCCCATCGTGAGCGGGCAGACCACCGAAAAGCTCGAACGCGAGACAACCGTCTGGGCTGCCCGCAAGTCCGTAAACCGCGCCGAGTATTATCAGGCCGCGCAAGCAGGCAAGCGCACGGACGCAATTTTCCGCATGCACAGCGCGGAATACGGCGGCGAGCAGCAGCTCACCTGCGGCTCGGACGTCTTTGACGTCGTCCGCAGCTACGGCGCGGAGACGGAAGAGGTAGAGCTGACCTGCAAACGGAGGGACGGCGCATGATGATCTATGAGGCGCTATCAAGCCTGGGCGTCCCGGTCTGCCACCCGCCATACAAGGGCGGGGAAGAAACCTACATCACCTATCAGCTGCTCGGCCAGTCCGGGCAGCTCTACGCCGAGGGCGGAGAGGCCGAGACCGGCGTGCAGTACGCCGTTTCCATCTTTGCCGAGGGCTTTGCCGCCGGGATTTTAAAACGCGTAAAAGCCGCGCTGGAGGCCGCAGGCTACATCGCGACCGTCGACATGGAAACCTACGACAAGGAAACAGGCCGCACGCAGATCGCGCTCATCGCCGAGACGGAGGGCGCAGCCTATGGCTAACATCTCCATCACCGGTGTCGACGAGCTCATGGCCACGCTCCAGAAAGCGAATGTTTTTGATGAGAACATGCAGCAGGAGCTCCTGTACGCCGCCGGGGATATCATCGTCGAGGAGCTGCAAAATGCCGTCCGGGCGAGCGGGTTCCGCACGGAAGCATACGCCTCCAGCGTGAAATACCGCAAAAACATCAAGCAGGACAAAAACGGAGACCCGTACATCTCCATCACCGCAGTCGGCAAAAACGAGCACGGAACGCGCAGGGCGACCGTGCTTTTTGTTTTGAATTACGGCCGCGCGAAGGAGTACGGGCAGATCACAGGAACTTATTTTTGGACAAAGGGCGTCAGGAACGCGCAGAAGCGCGTAAACGCGGAGCTCGAAAAGATCCTTACACAAAAGCTGAAAGAAAGGGGCCTATTGTAAATGCCTAGTTTTGACTTACGCGGCATCCGGGCGGGAAAGTATAAAAACACGTCCGGCACCGTGACCTACACAGAGCCGACCGACGTCGGCGACGCCATGAGCGCGCAGCTGGAACTCAAGTTCGCCGAGGGCCGCCTGTACGCGGAATCCAAGCTGGCCGAGTATATCAAGCTTGCCACCGGCGGCACGATCTCGCTGGCTGTCAAGTACATCAAAAGGGCCGCACAGGCCATGCTCTACGGCTGCACATCCGATACGAGCAAGGAAAATCTGAAATTCTCGGCAAAAGACATCGCGAACTATGTCGGCGTCGGCTTTTACGCGCCGGATAAGATCGACGGCGTGACCAAATACACCTGCATCTGGGTGCCGAAAGCGCTGTTCGGCCCGCCCTCGATGAGCTATCAGACCAAGGGCGAGAACATCCAGTTCAACACGCCGACCACGACCGGCGAATTCCTCGCAGACGATTCGACCGACGAGCTGCTGCTCGAGACCGAGACCGTCGACACCGCGGCGGAGGCCGTCGCCTGGATCAAGGGAAAGCTGGGTGAGACCTGATGGAGACGACCAAGCTCAACACCGTCGACTATGAACTTGAGGGCCGGGTCTACCGGCTCTCCTGCAACATGAACGTCCTTGCCGACGTGCAGGACGAATACGACGGCAATCTGCTGCGCGCGCTGAATACGGTGCACGGCCTCAAAAGCACGCTGGCCTTCCTGGCCGCCATGCTGACAGACGCCGCAGACACGCAGGGCATCACCGACGAAAACGGCCTTCCGCTGCGCTTTACGAGCAAGCAGCTGGGCCGGAAGATCACCATGCACCAGACGCTTGAGGCCGGGACGCGGATCTATCCGCTGATCCAGGCCGCAGTCGCACCGCCGGAGGAAGCACCCGGTGAAAAAACGTCGGAAGACGAAAAAAACTGACACCGCCGGGGAAACCGAAGCAGCTGGGCTTTGATTTCACCGGCTTCCTCGCAATCTGGCTCTTCCGGCTGCATCTGCCGGAGCGGGATTTCTGGAAGACCATGAGCCCGCACCGCCTGACGCTCCTGCTGGACGCGCTGGAGCCGCCAAAAAAGCCGGAAGAGCCGCAGAGCCTCTCGGCCTACATAAACGGAGGCACGTAATATGCCAAATATCAACACAAAATTTACGCTTTCGGGCGAAAAAGAATACAAGCAGGCCATTTCCGAGATCGGCAGCGGCATGAAGGTGCTGGACGCCGAAATGCGGAAAGTAACGTCTGCGTATGGGAAAAATGCAGACAGCGCAAAGCTGCTAGGGCAACAGAATGACATCCTGCAACGGCAGATCTATTCGCAAACAGAAAAGATCCGCTATATGCAAGAGGCTCTGAAAAATTCCGTAAAAAAAACGGGAGAATCCAGCAAAGCTACAATGGCGTGGAAGGCCAGCCTGCAAAACGCAACAGCGAAACTGAACGATCTAAATAACCAGATGCGCGAAAATGAAAAGCGCATGGAAGGTGAAAAAGAACAAAAATACCGAAATAATATCGAACGGCTCAGCGCAAGCATGGACGTGCTGGACGCCGAGATGCGGAAGGTATCGGCAAAATATGCGGATAACGCAGAATCAGCAGAACTTTCGGCGGCGAAAACGGACCTGCTAACCCAAAAAATAAGCCTGCAGTATGACAAAATCGATAACCTGAAAGCTGGGCTCGAAGAAGCTGCAGAAAATTACGGATCAAACGCAGTGGAAACGCTGCGCTGGGAAAAAGAACTCAATAACGCGGAAGCCGAGCTTTACAAGCTGAACGGACAGCTGAAAAACAACACAGAGCAGATAGAAGACACGACCACCGCAACCGAGGACGCCGGGCAGAGCATGGGAAACCTCGGCGACGTGGTGAATGGCCTGACGTCCAAGCTCGGCATCCAGCTGCCGGACAGCATGAAGCAGTCCATGAACGCCATGGGAAGTCTGGACGCTTCGTCGCTGGCGCTAGCGGGCGGCTTTGCCGCCGTCGCGACGGCCATCGTCAAGGCGGAAAAGGCGCTGATCTCCATGACGAAGGAAGCAGCCTCGAATGCAGACGATCTGCTCACGCTCGCCTCCGTGACCGGCATGACGACCGACTCCGTGCAGGAGCTCAATTACATGGCGGACCTCACGGACGTCTCCATGGACCGCATCAAGGACAGCCTCAAGGAGACCACCAACAAAATGCAGGAGGCCGCAGCGGGCACCGGCGACGCCTATGATGCGTACCAGCGTCTGGGCGTAGAGATCACCAACGCCGACGGCAGCCTCCGCAGCGCGCAGGATGTATTTTACGACACCATCGACGCGCTCGGTGAGATCAAAAACCAGACCGAGCGGGACGCGCTGGCCATGGACCTCATGTCTGAGTCCGCGCAGGAGCTCAATCCGCTCATCGACCTCGGCGGCGAGAAAATGCGGGCTTACGCGCAGGAAGCGCATGATATGGGCTATGTCCTTGACAACGACGCGCTCAAATCCCTGCAGGGCGTCGACGACGCCTATTCTCGCCTGCAAAATACGCAGGAGGGCGTCAAGAATCAGCTGGCCGCAGAGTTCGCGCCATATTTGGAAGAATTCTACGGCGACGTCACCAGCGGAATCAAGTATATCGGCGATGTGCTGCAGCAATCAGGGCTGGTCGACTCCTTCGGCATGCTGCTCGAGACGGCGGGCGAGATCATCAACCCGATGGATACCCTGTCAAATGACAAGGTCCCGGCTCTGACGAAGGCACTGCGCCCGCTGTCGGAGGTCATGGCGGCAATTGCCGACGCCGGGGACTTCCTGTCCGGTCTGCTGACGCTCGATTTCAACAAGATGGGCACAGCGCTCGGCCTGAATTACGGAAAGGGCCAGATGTCGAATGTACAGAGGCTCAATACCAAGTGGATGCAGCAGGATACGAACCGCGCGACCGCTGCGAACGGATACGGCAGCTACTTCGACACCGACACCGGCAAAGCCTACGGCAATATGGAGGCATACGCCAACGCGCAGTATGAAGCGCTCGTGCGAGCGGGAGACAGCTCCATCCTCGGCAAGTCGCAGGATTTGTGGGTGCAGGAATATCTCAAAAAGCTGCGCGGCAACGCCGCCGGCACGGACAACTGGGCGGGCGGCTGGACGCGGGTCAACGAGAACGGCCTCGAGCGGATCTATCTCCCATCCGGCTCGCGCATCCAGACGGCCAGCGAGACCCGCTACACATCCGGAGATACCTACAACACCACCGTCTACGTCGACCACGTTGACGACCTCGACACCATCCTCCGCATCGCCAAAAACGCACGCATCACAACCAGAATGGGGGCGAAGTAAATGCCGACGTTTACAGTGCAGGCAAGCGGCTCGACAGCAGTCGCGAAGAACCACCCGAACACAAACTATTCGGATCTTACACAGTACAAATTCTTCGTAGAGCCGTTTACAGGAGACGCGGGAAACATTAAGCGAGGGGATAACGTATATATCAACTTCCCTGTGCCGGGCGACACATACAAGTTCAAACGGGTAACAAAAGTAACGCTTGCATTTTATGCACAGCCAACAGCAGAAAGCGACGCTACATACAAGGGGATTTGGACATATGTAAATGCGTTGGCGAGTCAATTTGATGCAGATGCAATGACATATGCGACAAGGCCTGAGATATACCAGACCTTCACAGGGGTCTCGGAGCAAGCAAACGGAAACTGGACGGCTCTGAATGAAATCATACAGCTAAATGCAGTTTTTGACCTGAAAAATTACAAATCAAAAAAAGAAGAACTGCAGCAAGGAATAAGAAATGGCTTTGTGGTCGCGCTTCGAGGAGGAGAATCAGGGACAAGCGAGGCGATTATATTCGGCGCAAAGTCAACACGGAAGCCATCGTTGGTGTGCGAGTATTCGGACGACACTGTAGGGATAACAGCGGATGGGTTTGCTCCAACAGCCGGCGCTTTTGTAAACAGATTTGAAAAAAATATGTTTACATGGCGCTGTGACGATGACACAGCCGACTCACAGGTCTGCTTCGCAGAGATAAAGCAAACCTCCGCCGTCTTCGAGTGGCGCGTCAAAAATGCGAGCGCCTCAAACACGATCAGCGTCTCCGGCGCGACAACCGCCTGCACAGTCCCTGCAAATACATTCCCGTCCGGGACGATCGAGTGGCGCGTAAAGGTGACGGCGAACAGCGGAACGACAACAACGTCTGCATGGCAGGAAATCACAACGACGGACGTCACACCATCCTGCAAGCCGGTCTCCCCATCCGGCATCGTCATCGACGCCACCATCGTCAACCGCTTCTCGTGGCAGCACATCATTTCCACCGGCACGCCGCAGAGCAAGGCGGACCTGCAGTGGTCCGCCGACGGCACGACCTGGAACACGCTCGCGACCGTCACGGGAGAAAACCAGTATTACGACGTTCCGGCGAACAAATTCACAAGCGGAACAAAATACTGGCGCGTGCGCACCTACAACACCGACGGAACGGCCTCGGCGTGGAGCGACAAGGCCGAGTTTATCGCCATCAACGCCCCATCGGCCCCGTCCATCGTCATCCAGTCCACCGGCCCGCGCCCGCGCATCACCTGGCAGACCTCCGAGCAGGAAGCCTATCAGCTGACGCTGTCCAGCGGATACGCATCCGGCACGGTCTACGGCACGGAAAAGGCATGGCGCTCGCCGGTCTACCTCGCCGACGGCAGTTACACCGTACGCGTCCGCGTGCAGAACAAGTACGGCATGTGGTCCGAGTGGAGCGCAGCCGCGCTCCCCGTTTCACACACCGAGGGCGAGGCCATCACCCTGACCGCCACCGCCGGCCATGAGGCCGCGCTCACCTGGCAGACCGCCGGGAGCTACGATTTTTACCTCGTCGAGCGGGACGGCGTGGCCATCGCCCGCACCGTCCAAAAGCAGTACATCGACCACACCAGCATCGGCTCCGTCACCTACCGCGTCCGCGGCTGCTACGACGAAAGCGATAACTACGGCGTGTCCAATTCCGACACTGTCGAAGTGCTGCCCGAGACCAACATGATCTGCGACCTCGAGACCGGCGTCTGGCTCGAGATGCGCCTGTCCGAGACGCAGCTGCGCACCAACCGCACCAGTTTCTCGGCCGGGGTCTCGACCGTCCATCTGGCAGGCCTTGCCTACCCCGTCGAGGAGCGCAGCGAGCAGCGTGACCGCGCCCTGTCCGTCGCCTGTGCCTGGCCGCACGCGCAGCGGGCCGCCGCCCTTGCGCTGGAAGCCCTTGTCGGCCGCCTCGTCTGCCTCAAGGACCGCTACGGCAACATGGCCATCGGCTCGCTCCCGTCGCTCGAGAGCAACTGCGACGAGTTCATGCGCCGCTATTCCTTTACCATCTCGCACACCAACCGGGAGGAGGCGATCACCATTGACCCGTGACGTCCGCTTCCGCGTCGACGTGCTCAGAAACGGCGCACCCATCACCCACCTCCAATGGGACACCGGCAGCGCCCCGCAGATCATCGCCAGCCGCGACGCGACGATCCACACCAGCATCAAGGGCACCTTCCTCGTCAACGACGCGGTCGACTACCTCTCCGACGAGCTTCAGCCTGTCATGACCATCGACGGGCAGGAGACACCCCTCGGTATCTATCAGGCCGCGACCCCGAGCATCAAGGGCGCGGCTGGTCAGAAGCGCGTCGAGGTCGAGGCCTACGACCGCTGCTGGCGCGTCTACAGCAACCGCACCGAGACCATCCTGCACCTGGCCGCCGGTGCGTCCTATCTCACCGAGATCCGCAAGCTGCTCACCGCCTGCGGCGTCGCGCTCGTCATTGCGACGCCGTCGGACGCGACGCTGCAGACCGACCGCGAGGACTGGGATGTCGGCACGAGCTACCTGACCATCGTCAACGACCTGCTGGCCGAGATCAACTACAACAGCCTCTGGTTCGACGCATCCGGCGTCGCCCGTCTCGAGCCCTATCAGGAGCCGAGCGCGCAGAACATCGACTGGTCCTACGGCACGACGGACCTCTTTCTTCCGGACCGGCATCCGGGGCCGAACTTCTCAGATGAGGAAGACATCTTCGACGCGCCGAACGTCTTCATCTGCGTCTGCTCCAACCCGGATCTGGAGCAGCCCATGGCCGCAACGGCCGTTAACGACAATCCGCAGTCGCGAAAGTCCACATTCCGGCGGAACATGCGCATCGCCTCGCTCATCAAGGTCGACAACATCGCCTCGCAGGAGGAGCTGCAGGCCTACGCCGACCGCATGCGCAACGAGTCGCTCCTTTCCGCCCGGGCAATCACGTTTTACACGCTCAATGACCCCGGCCACGGCATCGGTGACGTCCTCGCGCTCACGCACGACGACATCGGCGGCATTTACCTCGAGACCGGCTGGCAGATGCAGCTGTCAGCCGGAAGTCTCATGACACACTCTGCAAAAAGGACGGTGATTGCATAATGGAAGGCGTCGACAGCCTGTACACCGAAGAACCAGAAGAGCAGCAGACCGAAGAACAGCAGCAGCCGTTCCAGCTGGCCGTCATTGCGACGGTCGAGGAAGACGGCCTGACCCTCACGCCTGACGGCGCGGAGGAGCCGACCGAGAAGCATTTTAAATGCAACACCGGCATCAACTTCGCCGCCGGACAGCGCGTGGCCGTCCTCGAACTGTCCGGCAGCAAGGTCGTCATGTTCCCGATCGGCAACCCCGGCGCGGACGCGCCGGCGAAGATCCCGCCCGGCGGAACGGCCGGGCAGGTGCTCAAAAAATCGTCCGACAACGACTACGCGCTCACCTGGGGCAGCATCACCGGCCTCCTGCCGACCGGAGGAACGAGCGGACAGATCCTCAAAAAGTCAGGCAACGCCGACTACGCCGTCGAATGGGGCGACATCAACGGTGCTCTGCCTTCCGGCGGAACGACGGGCCAGGTGCTCAAAAAATCCAGCGCCACCGACTACGCCGTCACCTGGGGCAGCCCCGACGGCATCCTGCCGACCGGCGGCACCGATGGTCAGGTCCTGCTCAAAAACGGCGCGAGCAACTACGCCGCCAAGTGGGGCAGCATCACCGGCGCGCTCCCGACCGGCGGAACATCCGGTCAGGTGCTGAAAAAATCCAGCGCCACCAACTACGCTTGCACGTGGGGCGACGTCGCCGGAACGCTTCCGAGCGGCGGAACCGACGGCCAGGTGCTCCTGAAAAACGGATCGACGGCCTACGCCGCGAAGTGGGGCACGGTATCCGCCGCAGAACTCAAGAGCGGATACAATTCGCTGGAGCTGAAAACAAAAACCCTGACGCCGTCCTCGAACGGCTTTGAGATAGGGACATCGAGCTATCCCGTGACAGTCAGGGGAGACGAAATCGTGCTGTATTACAGTTCATACCGCTACTGCACCCTTGCGTGCAACTCATCCGGGAAGCTGACCGTCAACGGCACAGCCATCAACTAAGGAGGGAATCATGAAATTATACGACATCGCGCTCGCGGCAAAGCCACTGCAGAAGCTCATCGAACAGGACCTGCCGCTCCGGCAGGCCTATCAGCTCGCCATGCTGGCGACCAGGCTCAACCCAACACTCGAATTCTACGGAAACCAGCTCATGAGCGGGCGGCCGCAGGCGGAGCTGAACGAGCTGGACGCCGACACGCTCCCCGAGCTGCCGCACATCACGCTTCCGCTCGACCTCGATATCCGGCTTTCCGCCGGGGATATCAAGTGCCTTGAGCCGTTTGTGACCTTCGAAGGAGCTGATAACGCATGATCACCATCCACTGCTCCCGCGCGTGTGCGCATCTGGCGTCGCCGCCGGAGCTTTTGACGGCGGGCATGGCCAAGGCCGTGACCGTTGAGTTCGTGTTTTCTGACGATTGGGACGGGCTGACGAAGACCGCCGTCTTCTCGAACGGCAAGACCACCGTCGACGTTCTGGCGGCGAACTGGGACGGGGATACCGTTCCCGTACCGCACGAAGTTCTCGCCGTCCCGGGCCGCCACGCCCGCGTGGGCGTCTATGGCGTGGACGAAAGCGGCGTCGTCCTGCCGACCGTCTGGGTGAGCCTCGGCAAGGTCCAGCCCGGCGCGGACCCATCCGGCGACGAGACCGCCGACCCGTCCCTGCCCGTCTGGGCGCAGCTGCAAAAACAGATCGGCGATCTGGACGACCTCAAGACCTACAACAAGGGTAACCTCGTCGACGCCATCAACGAGGCCCGCAGCTCCGGCGGCGGCTCTGGTGGCGGGGGCATCCAGTCGGCACAGATCGACGCGATCCTCGTGATGACAAAATCCGAATATGACGCGCTGGACAAAAAGGACGCGCGGACACTGTATCTGTTGGAGGGATAACATGCTGGCAGTTGGACTCAAACGCATTCTGGAGCTGTTCATCGGCTCCATGGGTATCAAATCCGCCCACCTGGGCACGAAAACCATCTACGAAAGACCGGGCGGATTTTTGTACATTGAACTCACAAGCGAAGAAAGGGGATAAATCCAGATGGCAAGTTTTTTTAATCTGACACTTGATACGCTGGCACCTGCCGGCCTATCGCTGATCCTGAACGACGGTGCACAGTACGCGACCAGCGCGAACGTCACGGCGAAGATCTCTGTCTCCGACGAGACAACGACGGGCTACCAGATGAAGATCTGGGGCACGAAGACGGCGGAGACCGAGGCGGAAGCGTCGTGGGAGACATTCACCGCGAAAAAATCCATCACGCTGCCAGACGGCGACGGCCTCAAGACGATCTATGTCAAGATGCGCGACGACGTCGGCAACGAAACGGCCGCAGTCAGCGACACGATCACGCTCAACACGTCGATTCCTGCCGTGACCATCACCGGCCCCGACAAGAGCAGGATCTCGAAGGTCACGGGCTACGATGCAGCGGCGTTCTCCTTCGTCTGCGACGTGGACTTTGAGGAATACACCATTCGCGTCGTCCCGGCGACGAGCAGCCTGCACACGGCGGGCACGCAGATCCCGACGACGGGCGGCTCCACCAACGTCAGCGGCACGGAGGGAGGCTACAAGAAGAACACCGCCATCAACGTCACTGTCAAGGGCGCGGACCTCGAGGCAGCGTCTTCCGGCGACGGCACGAAGATCGTCAAGGTCTTCGTCAAGAACGCCGCCGGGACCTGGAGTGCCGCCTGATGGCCGCGCCGCAGCTGACATTCTCCATCACGGGCAACAAGATCTCGGCGGTCTCGGGGTTCGACTCGATCACCGTTTCCTTCTCGTCGGACATCGCCTACACGGCCTTCGAGTGCCGCGCGACGAAGTCCGGCGAGGATTGGGGCCGCGGGAAGGGCGCTTTGATCGCGTCCTTCTCCCAGACCCCGGCGGGCACGCAGCGCACCTTTGAGGTTTACGACGATTTTCTGCTTTCCGGTGATGGGGAATACCGCATTTCGTTGTTCGCGCAGGGCGCGGACGGCAGCTGGAACGACAACTACGGCTTTATCCCGCTGGGAGAGTCGCAGGCGCTGAAGACCGCGGACGGCGAGGATTTTCTGTGTATGAAGGAGTGATCGTATGGCTTACAACAGTCAGTTTACCGGCGCGCAGATCGACGAGGCTATCGCCGACGTGCGCAGCAACAAAGACGCGTGGAACGGAAAGCAAGATGTGATCCTCGCCTCCGGCGCGGCCGTCGGGGACCTGATCAAGGTCAAGGCGGTGGACGCCAACGGGAAGCCGACGGCGTGGGCGGTGGCCGTGGCGGGCACGGACTATATGAAGACCGGCAACATCACCAAGCAGACGCTGGTCTCCGCGGAGACCACGCCGACCGAGAACATGGCCATCAACTGGCAATATGAGTGAGGAGGCCCCATGGCGCACAAGACATTGATCTCCGGCACGGCCTATTCCGTGACCGGCGGGCGGGATCTGATCGGCGGCACAGGCTACGACTGCAAAGCCGGGAAGACCCTCATCGGCGGAACGGCGTTCACCGTACCGTTTTCGAAGGGCATTCCCCTGAACACCATCACCCCCGGCGCGATCCTGTACCTGAATGAATCCGGCAGCCCCGTGCCGTTTTATATCGCAAAGCACGACTACGAGAGCGGGCTTAACGGGGCCGGGCGGACGCTGGTGGTGAGGAAGAATTGTTATGCGCAATATAAATTTGGCGCAGATTATAACACGTATGCTGGAAGCGAGACAGACGTATGGCTCAACAACGCCTGGCTCAAGCTGCTGGACGCTGACGTCCAGGCTGCGATCAGCAAGACAAAGTTCTATTACACCCCTGGCAACGGCAACAACACAGTGACCACACTCCAGCGCGCGGCGTTCCTACTTTCCATGACAGAGTTTGGATATACAAATTCCAACATGAACACCGAAGGCGTAAACTTGCCGATTTCCGCTAAGCTAAGGAAGGCAACGAACAATATCGGAACGTATGTTGTTCAGTGGACACGATCACCGGTCGCAAATGATAGCGAAGCAATCTACTATATGTGGATTTTAAACGCCGCTGGGAATACTACCGCCAAAATTGTAACGGATTACGGTTGGGAAAGACCCGCCTTCACTCTCCCCGGCACCTTCCCCGTGATCCAAAACCCCGACGGCACCTACAGCCCGGCAGCATAAAGGAGGACCCACATGGGCACACACCACATTTTGAAAGACGGCACGTCCTACGCCATCAAAGGCGGCACCGACCTGATTGCTGGTACAAGTTACAAAATCGGGGGGGTCGAACGCTGGTGAATGGGACGGCGTATGAGGTCAAGTTCGACGACGGGCTGACTTGGATAATCAGCAAAACGTTCAGGGTAATGCCACTAAGCCAAGAAATCGACTTTATATCAAACGGGAAACAATTCAAAAGATTTTCCATCATTGCAGGGAGTACTCCACAAATCGCCTACGACGGTGGCCCGGATGGACTGTGGTACGCCTACTACGGGAGCTGGACGCAAGAGGCATTCCGGACAGTGACTTTCGCTGAAATGCCAACAGGAGCACTATTAGCATGGCTGCAGGCCAATGCCGTGCAGCAATAGACAGGAGGAACTTATGGACACCTGGTACATCACTATCGGCGGGCAGGAGATCGAGACGCGGCCGGCCGCCGGCCGCATGCGCGACGCCGACTGGGGCGGGCGCGAGAGCCGCGCCGTCACCATCGACAAGAGCGCGGTTGCAGACCCGCTGGCGCTGTTCTGCGACGGCGCCGTCTGGGGCATGATCCACCGCTACACCACGGCCGTCCCTGTGCTGGACGCAGAGGGCAACGTCCAGATGAACGAGGACGGAACCGTCAAGTCGACGACCGAGACCGCCGAGGACCGCTACATGGACGACTACGCGGACTTTACCCTCGCCGGCCCCATCACCGACAACCGCGACGGCACCATCACGGCGAAGATGGGCAAAAAAACGGCCAGCGATCTGCTGGCGGAACTGGAGGCGGCATATGACAGAGGCTAAACTGGCACAGGTAAAGAAAGCAATTACGGATGGCAAGCTCGTGCAGGCCGCAGGCGGCATCACCACGACCATAACCCAGTCGGACAAGCTGGGCTATGACTGGAAGAACTTCTTCGTCAACGACATCCCCGTGCGCCGGGAGTACATCGAGCAGGCTGTGAAAGCCGGCACAACAGACAATCCAATCGCATGGAAGCCCGATATGCCGCTGATCCAGAACGCCTACTACACGCACAACGGCGAGATCAAGGTCTGGATGGGCGAGGCAGGCGCAACGGCAAAGTGGACGGATGCGGCCTTCGTGCCGATCTGATAAACGCAGAAGGGAGAAAATCAGATGGACCTGCAGGATCTGAACGTTGCCGTCGCGGAGATCCGCGGCAATGTCGACCGGAACACCGGCCGGATCAAGGATCTCGAGAAGAAGACCGACGCCGTGGCCAAGCTGGCCGAGGCCGTCGCCGTCATGGCCGAGCACATGAAGACGCTCGACGACAAGATCGACGGCATGCAGACGAGCGTCAACAGCCTCACGGCCAAGCCTGCGAAGAACTGGGACGCGCTGGTCAAAATCGCGCTGACCGCGCTGGTGTCCGGCCTCGTCGGCTGGGCGCTGAGCAAAATTCTGTAACACGCGCCGCAAGGCGTGAAATTTGAAAGGAGAAAAATACTTATGAACGCAAAATGGTGGAAAGCCGCGGGCATCCGCGCACTGAAAACGGTATGCCAGACGGCAGTCGCAACGATCGGCACGAGCGCGATCCTGTCCGAAGTTAACTGGATCGCCGTTGCCTCCGCCTCGGCGCTGGCGGGCATTCTGTCCCTGCTGACGAGCGTCGCGGGCCTGCCGGAGGTCAAGGAAGAATGAAGACTATGCCGCCGCAGATCGTAGACAATTTCACAAGCGTCAACATCTACCGGGGCGGCAATAAGCCGCAGTATCTGGTTATCCACTTTTTCGGGGCCCTCTCCAGCGCCTATGGCGCGTCGGAGTGGTTCAAGGCCCCGGAGGCGATGGCGTCCGCGCACTACTGCGTGGATGAGAAGGACGTCATCTACCACTGCGTGCCGGATACCGACATGGCGTGGCACTGCGGGGCCGTGGGCGGCCTGCACTACCGGCATCCGAAGTGCCGCAACTGCAACTCCATCGGCATTGAGCTGCGCCCGCAGAAGCTCGACAGCAGCCGCCTGAACGCGAACGACAAGGACTGGTACTTTGACCGCCGCGTCATCGAAAACGCCGTATGGCTCACCGCAAAGCTCATGCGGCAGTACAACATCCCGCTGGAGAACGTCATCCGCCACTATGACGTCACCGGAAAGATCTGCCCGGCCCCGTTTGTCGGACCGGCGCATAACATCTACTACGGGACCTCCGGCGACCGCCAGTGGCAGGAATTCAAGGCAAGACTGCAGGAGGAAACAGCCATGAGATACGAAAAGCTGCGGGACGTCGACAACCAGACGTACCGCCAGACGCTGGACAAGCTGGTCAGCAAGGGCCTGCTTAAAGGAAAGGGCGGCACGGGCGAAGACCTGACGCTCGATCTGAGCGAGGACAACGTCCGCATGCTCGTCATCCTGGACCGCACCGGCGTTTTCGACCGGTAAGCAGGATCTCTGCCAGTCGAGCGGGCCGAGAAAGGGAGTGACGCTATCACTGCGCGGCTGGCTCTGCCGAAGGAGCTGGAACACCTCACGCGCAGCGACTGGGAGCGCGTCACTGACGAGGGCATACTGGATCAGATCGATCAGCAGATCGTGAAGCTTTATATCGTGCGCAGGCTCCCGCAGCTGGACGCGGCCGCCGAGATCGGCGTCGACCGCAAAACCATCTCCCGCCGCCTGCCGCACATCTACAACACCGCCCGCCGTCTGGTAGGGAAAACGGACAAAGAGAAAGCGCCATGAGCAACGGCTCATGGCGCTTTTTCTATGCCCGCATGTCCCACAAATGGTACACAAATGGTACACAAATGGTACACAAATGCCCCCCAGCGGGGACGGGGAAACGCTAGAATGGTAGCAGAAAGGGGCGATACCGCATGGCGTACAACCCGTACACGGGCCGCTGGGAGATGGACGGCGCGCAGCAGATCCAGCTGCAGCCCATGCCGCGGCCGCAGGGCCCGCAGCTGCCGCCGCAGCCGCCGAAGCTCGGCGTGCTGACCGTGGCCAGCGAGGCCAGCATCAACAACCTGCAGATGCAGCCGAACGACAACGCGCTCGCGCTGCACGAGACCGAGAACCTGCTGTACTACATCCGCACGGACAGCATGGCGGCCAAGACCATCGCGCGGTTCCGGATCTTCCCGGAGCCGACAGAAGAGGAAAAGGCGGCAAACCAGCTGCAGGAGCAGCTGAAACAGATCACGGCCGGCCTGCAGAGCATGGCCGGGAAAATCGAAGAACTGGAGGGAAAGCTCAATGCAAAATCCGATTATGGCCCTGATGGGCGGAAACGGCGGGGGAAACAAGCTGCTGAACGGTCTGCTGCAGACAGCGAAGACGACGCTGCAGGGGCAGAGCCCGCAGATGGTGCTTAGCTTCCTGGCCTCGCAGCCAGGCTTTGAGGCGTGGTTCGAGGCAAACAAAAACAAGACGGTCGGCGAGCTCGTCGGCCAGATCGGCAAGTGATACCGCGCGAAAGCGCCTATCAAATTTCATTCCACCCAGAAAGGAGGGAAAACCATGGATAAGGATTATGGCTTCGGCGGATGGGGCATTGTCATCCTGATCGCGCTGTTCTTCCTGCTCTTCGCGGGCAGAGGCTTCGGCGGCAGCGGCGAGAGCTCCCCGGCGACCCAGGCCGACGTGCAGCGCGCGACGGACTTTGCAGCCCTCGAGCGCCAGAACAACGAGGGTGTCGCGGCAACGCGCCAGAGCGCATACGACGTCACCAGCGCCGTCAAGGACAACGCCTACAACATCCTCGGCGAGCTGCGCGATTTGCAGTCCGTCACGGAGAGCGGCATCTCTGTGCAGCAGAAGTGCTGCTGCGACATTCTCCGCGCGATCGACGGCGTCAACTACAACGCCAGCATCAACGCGTGCGAGATCAAGACGGCCATCCACGCCGAGGGCGAGGCGACCCGGACGCTCCTGCAGCAGCAGGAGAACCAGCGCCTGCGCGACGAACTCGCACAGAGCCGCGCCGCGAACAACGACTACATGCAGTCGCAGTACATCCTCGGCCAGCTGGGCCGGTACTACCAGAACCCGCCCTGCAATCCGTGCGGCTGCGGCGGCTGACGCGGACCCATCCTGATATAGCTATCCGGGGCATAATGCCCCTTCACATAAGCCCAAACGGAAGGAGTAATGAAAATGGCTTGTAATAACGGCAATGGAAATCGGGCGTATCAAAAATCATGCGTCCGATATTTTAATAACTCGCCCCAGCTGCTCGCGGCTGACAGCACAAACGTGCTGACGCTGGCCGGGGCAAAGGTCGTCAATTCCGGTTCGTCCATCCAGGTCGAGCCGCAGAGCTACGACACGGTCAAGATCGGACTGTATCATCTGGCCGCAGATGCGGTCATCGCGGCGACGGCCGCGGGCGTCCTGACCCTGCAGTGGTACATGGACGGCGTCGCGCTGCCCTGCACGCTCAAGCGCGTCACGCTGCCGGCATCCGGCAATGCGGAGATCCACACGGAGACGGATCTGGAGCTGTCCGGGTGCTGCTGCTGCGTCAATCATACATTCACGCTCGTGGCGACGACCGACAGCACGGCCGCAGGCTCCGTGATCGAGCTTTGCACGGGGCTGCTCAAGCTCGCATGAGGTGCTATCATGCAGGCGTATAAAGACAAACTCCACGCCGCGCTGCGGGAGATCGCGGAGTGCCCGGTGTCCATGCGTACGGTCGAGCAGGCCGCAGCAGTCACAGATCTGCTGTGCCGGCTGGATAAGCTCGAGGACCACGACGAGCCGGAGACGGTCGAGTTTGACCGCGCGACCGCCATGCAGTGGGCGGCAGCCATGCGCAACGCCGACGGCACGACCGGCCCGCACTGGACGATGGAGCAGACAACGGCTGTGGCCGAGAGTATGGGCATTCAGGGGTACGAGATCCCGCGCTGGGCGTGGGGCGTGACCATGAACATGATGTACTCGGACTACTACCCCGTCGCCGTAGAGTTCGGCCTCAACCGCCCGGAGTTCTACGCTGCGCTGGCAAAGGCGTTCCTGCTCGATAAAGACGGCCCGGGGCCGGAGCAGAAGCTCATGGCGTATTATGAGCATATCGCAAAATAAAGAAATCCCTCCTGTCACAAGGAGGGATTTCCGCTTGCTATAGAACCTATATTTAGATGGGATTCATTCATGCGTACCGAATAAATGTATAATGTTCAATCCGCGAGGGGGTAGAGGGTGACGTGCATGTCGCTGCCGGATTTGGTGTAGGATTTGGTCTGTTTATGGTAGAGGACTTTCTGCAGGACAGTTTTCAGGAGGGCGTTTTTCTCCTGCGGGGATGCGGCGAGCGGGTAGGTCTCGAGGACGCGGCGGACGGCGGGGGCCAGACGGGCGCGGGCCTGCTTGGCACGAGCCAGCTCGGTGATCGTGGTCTGGCTTGCCTCGATGCGGTCGACGATGACCTGCTTGTCAGCGGCGAGCGCCTGCGAGCGCTGCAGAAAGATCTCCGGCGTATAGACGCCGGTCTCGACCAGCTCATACGCGCGGGCCTCCTGCGCCTCCAGCTTGGCAAGCTGCTTGCGGTCGGCGGCGATCGAGGACTCGAGCGCGGTGCGCATGGGCGTGTCATCTGGCGCAGCGGCCTCACCGAGCTCCAGCTCGCGCAGCCAGCCACGCAGAGCATCCAGCACGGCGTCCTCCACATCGTCATACCACGCGCTGACGGTCGTGCAGCCGTAGGAGGGACAAAGAAGCGTATCGCGGCGGTTGCCGGACGACGGACGGCGCACCATCACGCGGCCGCACTGTTCGCAGCGGACGAGCCCGGCGAGGCTCGTCACGGTCCCCCATGAGCCCTTGCCGCGCGGGCTGGCGCTGGAATAGCTCAGAGCGACGGCCTTGTCGTACTGCTCCTGCGGGATCAGGCCGTCGTGCAGCCCTTTATAAAGCTTCAGATCCTCCTGCCGGGTGCGGGGGCGACTGACGACGACAGCGCCGTCGACAATGCGCTTCGTCTCCGGTCGGCCACCGGATTTGATCCAGCCCGAATTTGCCGGATTGCGCAGGATATCTAGCACAGAGTCCGCGCGCCAGAGGCTGCCGGAGTTGGTTGGGACGCCGAGGCTGTTCAGCCGCGTGGAGATCGCCTTCGCGCCGATGCGCGCGCAGCCCTCGCCGGTGTACCAGTTGTAGATCTGCTGCAGGATGGGGGCCTGCTCCGGGTGCGGGACGAGCTTGTAACCCTTGTCGTTCGGCAGCTTCTCACGCGACCAGCCGAAGGGCGTCTTGCCGGAGATCCATTTGCCTTCGCGTAAAGACGCCTCCTTGCCGCGGGACAGGCGGCGCTTGATGGTGTTGTACTCGCGCCGGGACATAAAGAGGCCGAATTCGAAGTACTCCTCATCCATCTCATTGTTTGGATCATAGATCTTGTTCGGCGTGATGATCTTCGTGTTGGAATACTTGAAGGTCTGGGCAATAATGCCCTGGTCGATGGTGTCGCCGCGCGCCAAACGCTCGACCTCCATGACGATGACGCCCGCATAGTTCCCGGTCTCGACGAACTGCAGGACCTTCTGCACCTCCGGCCGGACGGCAATGGAGTCGCCGGTCACGACTTCCTCGCAGATCTCCACGACATTCAGCCCGCGGCTTTCGGACAGCGACAAAAGCGCGGCCCGGTGCCGTTTGAGCGTGTCGGTCTGGCCGAGAGCTTCGGCCTCCATGTCCTTCCGGGACTTGCGCAGGTAAATGATGTACTGCGCGAGCGGGTCGGCGATTTTCCAGGTAGATGTAAAGTTCATAAGCAAATTCTCACCACAAGGGCAAAAGGTTATACGGATACCGCTCCGGCGCCGGCCGGGGCGGTTTTATTTATGTGCGGATCCAGCCGATCGATGGGATGAGCACGTCGACCAAAAGCGCAAGGGCACACAGCAAAAGAATACCCAAGAGGATGAGCGTCACAAGTCGGTGCATGCGCAGGGACTTCTGCTGCTGGGCAAGCTGCGCACGAAGGGCCGCGTTCTCGGCGCGGAGTTTTTCAGCATCGGGAGGCTCGGAAGACTCGGCAGGCTCATCATGCGGAATGCCAAAATACTCATCCATAGAAACGCCCATCTCCCGGCAGATCGGGCCGACCGTGTAAACAGACGGATTTTTGATGTCGCCGCGAAAGAACTGGGAGACGGTGCCGACGGAAAGGTCGGTATTTTCGGCGACGTCCTGATTTGTTTTGTGCGGAGTGATCGTCTGCTTCTGCTCACGGCACAAATCAGATAATTTTTCCTTCAAAACATGTCATTCCCCCCAAAAAAGCAAGACGTCTGACTGCAAAAAGCAACTGCCATATCTTTACAAGACTACCGTGGACAGGCTACCCTAAAGTTACAGACGGCTCCCGGTCGCCTGCGCAAGCGAAAGTCCGCGCCGTTGTTCGGCCAGCGGCGCGGGCGACATCTCAAAAACCTAGCGCGTACATGAGGCCGGGGATGACGCGGACGAACAGGAAGCAGCCAGCACAAAGCGCAAGGGCAATGACGATGATAACTTTCCGGACTCTGCGGGGACCAGCGACGGCGGACTCGTATTCCTCAGGCGTCATGCCATCAGTGTACTCATCGTAGAGTGGGCGCCCGGCGTCGTCTGTGAACTTGTTATCATAGATCCGGCAAAAGTCGACCAGCGTGCCAATGCCCCAAAAGCCGAGCGTAAAGAGCCAAAGAAGCCCCGTCCAGATCTTGCCGACATAAAAACGATGTGCACCGAGGCCGCCGAGGAAGATACAGAGCAGCAGCGCAGTCGAGCGCTTCTTCTGCGCAGGCTGGCGGGGCTCCCGCGCGCGGGACTCGGCCTTCGCCTGGTCGCGGATGTAATTCACGGTCCCGCAGCCGCAGTACGGGCAGATCAGAGCCTCATCGTCGATCTCCTTGCCGCATTTGTTACAGTACATAAAACCTCCTACGGATCACAATCCTTGCACGGCGTGTACAGCGCGGCGGCCTCTTCACGCGAGCCGGTGAAGCTGCCGCGGTTCTCGGGGTTCATCTGGTCGATGTGCGAGCAGCCGGGAAGATGGAAAACGCCGCTGGACTTGTTATAGATATACGTGTGGATGCTGTCACCGGTCGCACCGGAGATGGCCGGAGCCTCTGCGGGAAGCGTGCCAGGGAGGAACGAAACAAAATCGCCGACGATCGGTTCCAGCGGCTCCACGTCGAGCGGGTCACCGCCGATGCTGGCGTAATACTCGGCCTGCGCCTCGGCCTGTTCCGCGTCTGTATATTCCGTGCTGCCGGTAAAGGCCGGATCCGCGGCGGGGAGCACAGCGGCGTCGGCCGCCGCGCGAAGCTCTGCGGGCGAAGATTTGTAAGAGAGGGCGGCGGAGATCGTGTCCGCCAGACGGAGCAGCCCGACCCAGCCGACAAAGGCCAGCACACAGCAGACCAGCACAAGCAGAACCCTGCGCCATGTCTGTTTCATGGCAAAACCTCCAGTTTGATATGTAAATTTTTGTAGACTCTCATAATTGTAATTAACGAACGTATGTTCTAATATAATCATGCGAGTCAGGAAAAGGAACCTACAAATATTGTAAGCCACCGCAGAAGAAAGCACAACCGGAAAAGTGAACAAAAAATGAACGGTCTTTTTGTGGAAGAATGGGGGAATGGATAAAATGACGCGAAGTTTTTACCAGCAGGACATCCGCCGCATGCTGCGGCTTGCGACGACGGAACAACTCGATCTGGTCTGGCGCTTCCTGCGCGGGCTGGTCGCATAGAGAAAAAAGAGCCGAGGGCGGTCATCCGTCCTCGGCCATTTTTTTTGCGATCTCGGCGAGCAGCTGCCATTCGTCAACGCTGAGCTTGCTGATGATCGATACAAACCGCTTGCGCGGCGAGTCGTCCGGGTCGTGCATGACGACGCCCATGAACTCGGCGATCTCCTGATTCCTCGTCAGCTTCTGCTTCATCTCGCCCTCGCCAGTGCGGAGCCAGTCCTCATTCACGTTAAACTCCCGGCAGATCAGCTTGATGAACGGCTCATTGGGGCTTGTTTTCTCGCCCTCGAGGTTTGTGATCACGCCGCGGGTCGTGCCGAGACGTTCGGCAAAGTCGGTCTGAGAGAGTCCGGAAGATCTGCGGATCTCTTTGATTCGCTCGTTGATGGTCATTGAAATCACCTCATGACTATATTATACACGCGATGGATGTATTGTCAATACAAAAATATGCAAAATATTTCGCAAACATGTATTGACAAAACATCAGAATGGTGGTACAGTGTAGTCACAATACAAAACACGGAAATAAAGTGTTGCGACAACGCGAGGTGAGAACAATGTCCGAGAAGGAAAAGCAGGTCATGGACTACCTGAAAAAACAGTCCGGGAATCTGACCGACGAACAGCTCCAGCGACTGAGCGATATCGCCTACGGCATGATGCTGGCGCAGGAGAGCAAGAAGGAGCAGGACAAACAGACTGCGTAAAGCTGTAAAACCTGGAAAAACTAACGCCGGAAGGAGGCTGAACCATGCGAAAACCGTATGACCCGATCGCGGACGAAGAGCCGCACATCGTGGCCGAGTATCATTTCCCAAACTGCACGGCGTATATCGCCGACAACTACCTGCGCCGGCTGACGCCGGAGCAGAAGGAAGCCAACCGGCAGGCCGCCCGCCGCGTGGCGTGGCAGATCCTCGAGCGGGCCGCAGCCGAAGGGCGTCTGCCCGCGGCCAGCAATTAAACGCGCCGTAAGGCGCGTACATAGGAGGGAGCCCCGTGGATGATTTTTTGAAGTTTTTTGCGAAGAAGGTGCTGACCTACCCCATGCACCTTGAAGTCAGCTATAGCAAGGTGACGGACTGGGGCGTCCGGGTGTGGCGGAGGGGAACCGCCTACGACGGGGACGACGAAGAACTCGTCAACGTCCAGGACTGCGACGCGGAACTGTGTTTTGCAATCGCGCAGATGCAGTTGAAAAACTGGCTGCTGGAACACGAAGGGGGATACTGAGCCATGGCGAAGGTAAAGACCTACAACCTGACGCTGGATGCGCAGGAGCTGCACGATCTGATCGAGGCGGCGATGGTGTGTGAGTGCCAGGCGGCGCAGATCATTAACGGACTCAAGCGCAAGGGGCTGGACCTGGACGCGCAGAAGCTCGTGACACAAAACGCCCGTCTGGCGCGGCTCGTCAGGCGGATGCAGGAAGCGAAGGAGGATAAACGGAATGCGGAAACTGATTCTCAGCGGAGACGATTGGTTTGAGCTGAAGCACGCGCTGGAGATGCTTGTGATCGTGACAAACAACGCGGCGAATGAGCACGAGAAAATGACTGCACACACGCGAGTGGCGGAATTGTCTGAATGGCATGCAAACCTCGCAAAACGCAACAGGGAAAGGACGGAGAACTACAAGCGGCTTATGGCACTGGTAGAATCGGCAGAACGTCTGCCGGAGACGAAGGAGGACGCAGAATGAGAACCAATCTTGCAGAGCGGCTCGGGTATGAGCCGGAGGAAGAGACCAGGGAGCGGCAGGAGCGGCTGCTGGAGGAGCTGCGGTACCGGGAGGCCATGCGGCGGGTGGCGAAGACCTGCTGCGTGTGGCTGGGCGGCGCGGCCTTTGTGCTGGCGGTGATCGCCGGGTACGCAGAGATGACCGACGCATGCGTCGCGACCGGCGCGATCGCGCTGGGCCTGACGACCTACGGGATCCTGTGAAGCCGGTGAAGGACGAGTCCAAGATCATCGTCGAGCTGCGGCCGGATCAGCTGGCCGACATCATCGACGCCGTCCTGGCCTTTGCCGATGACTGCGCCAATGACCGGGAGATCCTGCAGAGCATGCCGCGCGTCGACCGGGACACAGTCGAAGACCTGCTGCAGCGCGAGTCAGCGCTGCAAACGCTCGCGGCATGGCTGCAGCACGTACAGGAGGAAGCGGAGTGAATTATTTTGCGCCGCGCATGCGGCCCATCCCACCGCCCTGCGGCCGGAACTGCCCGGACCGAAGCGGCACATGCCGCGCCGGGTGCTGCACCTGGACGCTCTACGAGAGCATTCGGAACCACATCTACGATGTAAACCACCGCGACAGGGACAGCCTGCAGCCCGATCTTGCAGCGGGAAAGCAGATGGTCCATGCCGACAACCAGATAAGGAGGCGCAAACACATTGCGAAATAGCATCGACTACCCCGGCGAGCGGGCGCCGCGGCGCCCCGCCGTGATCGCACAGGCTGGATATACCGGACAGAACCACTTTTCCGTTACATATGGCGATCAGAAAGTGACCGTCCGCGCCGAGGATGGCTATGCGGCCCTTTTCACCGCAGCCAAGCACTGGGGCTATAAATTCACCCGCCCGGAGTACCATCAGAACGCCCGCGCGACCAAGCTCCACTACACGCCGGACACCCGGCCGGGGGCGCTGGTATGAGGTTTGTATGTGACGCCTGCCAGGATATCACGAACATCGAGGCCGACCGAATGGAAATCCAGGGCGAGAAGCTGATGGTCTACAGCCGCGGGCGGTTGGTCTACGTTGCGGATCTGGGGCAGATCATGCTCGCAAAGCTGACGCCGACGGCGAAGGAAACAAAATGCTGACGCATCTGAGCTTGTTTTCCGGGATCGGCGGGCTTGATCTGGCTGCCGAGTGGGCAGGATTTACGACCGTCGGGCAGTGTGAGTTTGCCGACTACCCGACGAAGGTGCTGGAAAAGCACTGGCCGGACGTGCCGCGCTGGCGCGACGTCCGGACGCTGACAAAGGAGAGTTTTTATGAGCGGACAGGCCTACGAACAGTTGACGTTATTTCCGGCGGATTCCCATGCCAGCCCTTCTCCGTGGCTGGAAAGCAAAAGGGCAAAGGGGATGATCGATACCTCTGGCCGGAGATGCTCCGGGTTATCACCGAGCTGCGCCCGCGTTGCGTTGTCGGTGAGAACGTTCCTGGAATCATCAAGATTGCCGCCGGGCAGGTGGTCAAGGATCTGGAGCGTGCTGGCTATCACGTCGTCGTGTTTAATTTTGAGGCTGCGGCTGTCGGAGCTTGGCACAGGAGATCGAGGGTGTTCTTTGTCGGCATCGCAGATGTGGCCGACGCCGACGGCCCGGGACTGCAAGGGCGCAAACAGCCTGAAACACCTGACGCAGCCGAAGACGCCGGGGAACAACCATCACGTGCGCCAGCTGGCGAATGCAGTGAAGCTGTTTGCAACACCGTGTGCGCGGGATTACCGGACAGGGCAGCGGAAGCGGTACGAAAATCCGGCCCGCACGTGCAACCTCAACGATCAGATTGGTGGGCAGCTGAACCCGACGTGGGTAGAGTGGCTCATGGGATTCCCGCTAGGGTGGACAGACTTAAATGCCTCGGAAACGCTGTAGTGCCGCAGCAGGCATACCAGATTTTCCGGGCACTGAAGGAGGAGCTGGACCGATGGACTTAGAGCAAACCGCGATTGAGCGGCTGAAAATGGCCTCGGAGATGAGCCTGCGCCTGTACAAGCAGCCGCTGGTGATCACGTACTCGGGCGGCAAGGACTCTGACGTGCTGCTGCATCTGGCCGGGAGATCGGGCATCCCGTATGAGGTGCTGCATTCGCTGACCACGGCGGACGCGCCGGAGACCGTCTGGCACGTCCGAGACACCTTCCGGCACTTGGAGCTGGCAGGCGTAAAATGCACCATCGATACCCACCGCACATCGGACGGCGGGAATGTGACGATGTGGAATTTGATCCCGAGAAAGCTCATGCCGCCGACACGCCTGGTGCGCTACTGCTGCGCGGCGCTCAAAGAGACCAGCGGCCGCGGGCGGTGGATCGCGACCGGCGTTCGCTGGGCCGAATCGCAAAAGCGCAAGTCCCGCGGCGTCATGGAGGCCCTGCACAGAGACAAATCCAAGCGGCTGACGCTGATGAACGACAATGACGAAAGCCGCATGTTGATGGAAAACTGCCAGCTCAAGGGGACGCGAGCAATCAATCCAATCATTGACTGGCAAGATGCTGACATCTGGGATTACTGCAAGGCAGAAAAAATTTCGATGAATCCGCTTTACGCCTGCGGTTTTGAACGAGTGGGCTGTATCGGATGCCCGATGGCGGGCAAGCACCGGAAGGCGCAGTTTGCACGCTATCCAAAGATCAAGGCCGCGTATATCCGAGCGTTTGACAGGATGCTTGCGGAGCGGCAGACGCGGGGGCTGCCCTGCGACTGGCAGACGGGCGAAGACGTCCTGCACTGGAGCCTGGAGGACGGCGTGCTGCCCGGCCAGATGATTTTTGATGGAATGGAGGAGGACACGCTATGACAGACAAGGAAATCGTGCAGGCGCTGCGGTGCTGCGCAGAGGGCGAGTGCAAAGACTGCGCCATGCATGAGGATAAGCAGCGCTGCCAAGAGAATTTATTGGACAAAGCCGCTGAAGCCATCGAGCGCCTGACCGCCGAGAACGCGGCGCTGCGGGAGAAGGTGCCGCAGTGGATCAGCGTGGAGGATAGGCTGCCGGAGGCTTGGAAAGACGAAGACGGCGTACTTGTAAATTACATGATTTACACCCCAGAGTTTGGTGCAGATATTGGCAACTATCACGCGATGGCCAAAAGATGGTTGTGCATGGCGATACCGTGCACTGTCACCCACTGGATGCCGCTGCCGGGCGCGCCGGAGGAGGGAGAAAAGCATGAGTAAAGCTGTTTTGATCAGCATTCGCCCGGAGTGGGCTCGGAAGATCCTGAACGGGAGTAAAACGGTCGAAATCCGCAAGACCGCGCCGAAGTGCGGTGTGCCGTTTAAGTGCTATATCTACTGTACCGCAGGCGGAAAGGGGGCGCTCATGGTGAAAGCCAACGAAGGGGCGCCGGCTATTACGGCGGAATCGGCCTATGAGCGCGAGCAGGCGGAGGCGTTTGGATATGAGGCCGCCAACGGGAAAGTCGTTGCGGAATTTACTTGCAATAAGATCGGCACGGTCTACCCGCTTTGCATGATCCCCAAATGGGCGACGGTGGATGCCTGCCTCACCCGCGAGGACATATACAAGTATCTGGGCACGGAGCACGGATACGGCATGCAGATCGATGATCTTAAAATTTACGACACCCCGCGCGAACTGGGCGAGTTTACTGGCCTGCGGACAACAAAAGACGGCTTTGAGCTAAGTTTGATCACCCGCCCGCCGCAGAGCTGGCGGTATGTGGAGGAAGAGCTATGGAACGATTGACTGAATGGAATGGCGGACAAACCCGTCATGCCTATTACCCGCGCTGCTTTAAAGAACCGTGCTACGGCAGCGGGTGCAAAATCAAGGATTGCCCGTTTGAAACAGCGGTGTGTGAGCGACTCGCAGCCTACGAGGACACGGGGCTTGAACCGGAAGCAGTAGAAACGGTTAAGATTGCGCTATGTGCAAAGCACATGGTTGATCTCGAAACGCTCAACAATACGCCAATCAGCAGGCTCGTAGAGCTTGCTGAGGCAGACAAGGACGGGCGCGTGGTGGTGCTGCCGTGCAAGGTGGGAGATACGGTGTATTTTGCTTTGCTTGGAAGAATCATTGAGAAGCAGGTATTTAGCA